GAGGATAGTGCGGGTTAAAAGAACGAAGGGTCACAGTATCTTCATCAATACTGATTTTCTTAACAAATCCTTCTTCGTCATCAACAATGACAACCATAAGAGTATCTGTTTCGGGAGGTGTATCCTTTTTAACCAGCACTAAATCGTGATCGTCTAAGACTGGCGACATACTATCTCCGTCAACTTGTAACCAGAAACAATCATCACAGTCATATTCGGGGTCAACTTGTTCATATCCCAATGCTTCTTGCTGAGCGATGACACCTTTTCCTGCGGACGCATGACCGAAAATAGGTCGCTTGCAATTCTTTTCATAAGGTTCGGTGGTCAAACCAACAGAGGACAAGTGAAAGAGAGGGTCGTCAGTTTCGCCTTTCAAATAGTCAGCCGTTGTTCCAAGATTGATAGCAAGAGTTTTTAAGTCTTCATCTGAAATCATGCGGTCAGGCTTTTTATCTACATCGTTCAAATAATACTTGGGGCGGTTGATAAGTTTGCAAATATAGGTGACGCTTTTCCCTTGTTGTTTGGCTAAATCTCTAATACGGCTTGTGTTCATAAGTACCTCCTTCAAAAAATATCCTACTTTTTTAGGACTTGCTATTGACAATCCTACAAAGGTAGGATATACTTTGGATTGTGAACAAGAGATTTTGACAACAAAAACCCGACCCCCGAAAGGTTTTCTTTTTTCGGCGGTTGCTGTGGTCAATGGTTTAATTGTCTGGCAAGTAAATTGTACCATTACGCCCGCTGGTTGTCAATAAATATTGTTCTCAATTCAAAGAAAGGAGAGGTTTTGTGAAAGAGCGTGAGAAAATTCGCTATCGCCTGAGCGTCAATCACCTGTCGTTTGCATGGTTGATTGATATGCTCCGAAAGCGGGGTATTGAAACGAACGGCCCTGTCCTGAGTGCAATTCTCGCAGGGACTCGTAACGGCCCTTCTGTGGACAAGATCATCGCTGAGTCTATCGACATTCTGGACTGGTACGAGCGGCAGATCGGCGGTGTGTCATGAGCGACAGTGCATTTGCCCCGGAAGTGCGAGGACAGGCCAAAGCGTTCAGCTCACTCCTTGCTCGATCTGTCCGAGAGTTTTTCAAGGACGAAGGGAACCGCAAGCAGTTTGAGAGCTGGTACGAGCAGAAGTACGGAACACCGTATCAATGGAAACCTATGGTTTGGAGGAACAGATAATGAAAAAGGTATTTGGAGTATTGGCATTTCTCTCGTTTTTCTACCTGTTGGGTGTCGTTGGTGCGGTAGAGCAAGACACAATGGCTCTCGGCACAGGCATGGTTCGCATGGGTATCGGCCTTGGCTGCTTCTGGTTGTTCTGTGAACTGTCCGGTGCGTTTTATCCTGACCCGCCGAGAAAAAGAAAGAGCCGCTGACGGAACTGGTACTTCCATCAACGGCAAGCGTAAAAGCTCAATCTGATTATATCAGAACCTATTGTTTTGTAAAGGAGAACTTTATGAATAGCACGATTGCGAAACTCGCTTACGAGTTCGAGAAGATGGAGAAAACCATCACTTCTCAGAAGAAGATGATCGAAACCCTCATGCCTACGGGCTATGTCGATACCGATACCGTCAAACTTCACCTCAACTCCGTATATGGTGTCATGTTCGGCGGTCGCCCTTCCCCGAAGCGCTGTAAGTTGGAGGACTGTTCTTGGGACGAGATCAATATGTATTCCTCCTTCGGTCTTGCCGACAAGATGTTCGAGGTCGGTGACACCAAGAAATTCCGTCTGGCTGACGGCTCCTACCTGACTGCCCGTATCATCGGGTTCAACCATGACTACGCTGAGAACGGCAGTCTGACCCATATCACCTTTGAAACCGTGGAAACCCTTGACGGTGACATTCCCATGAATGAGAAGTTTACCAACGAGGGCGGCTGGGACGCTTCCTATCTCCGTGCCAAGCTCAACGGCAACTTCTTCGAGAAGCAGCTTCCCGCTGATTTGAAAGTGGTCATCAAGCCTGTTGTGAAAATCACTGCCAAGAGTGGTAAGAACGAAATGCTGGTTCCTTCCGTTGACAAGTTGTTCGTTCTTTCTGAGCAGGAGGTCTTCGGTCGCAAGATTTATTCCTGCGGTGGTGAGGGTAAGTGGTACGAATGGTACAAGCGAGAGAATACGCCCTATGGCAAGTGCAAGCAGAATGGTGAGAGGGATTGGAGATGGGAGCGTTCTCCTGATTCCGGCACTACCAACGGCTTCTGTTGTGTGAACGGCAACGGCAGCGCCGGCTATAACGTCGCCAGCGACTCCCGTGGCGTGTCCTTCGGCTTCTGCATTTGATCGGGTATCTCGTAAATCCCGCCCCGTCAGGGGCGGTGAAAGGAGTGAAAACATGAATGTCAATCGCAAGGTTGGCACTGGCTTTGAAAGAGACTTATGCCTGAGCCTGTCGGGTTGTGGCTTTTGGGCGCACAATCTCGCTCAGAACAGTCAAGGTCAGCCGTTCGATGTGATTGCGGCTCGAAACGGTGTCAGCTATCCCATTGACTGTAAGGATTGTTCCAAGAACATTTTCAAGATGGAGCGTATTGAGGAAAATCAGTTTTCCGCTATGACGCTCTGGAAAGATACCGGGAATGGAGAGGGCTGGTTTGCAATTAGGTTGATAACCGGTGAAGTCCGATTTATCTCCTTCTCTACGCTTTTGGAATTGTCCGTTTTTCGAACTGTGCTGTCCGCCAACGAGATTAGGCGATACGGTATCACACTCGGAGAGTGGGTGTCCCAATGCAAGTAACTGTTGGCAATCAGCTCCGAATTGAAAACCCGTCTGAGCAGTTGCTTATATGGTGCAAGCGGAAACTCGTTCTCCCGAACCCGGAATACGCCAAGAAAGTCCGTATGCACTTTTGGGTCGGCAACACCCCTGAGAAGTTGTACCTGTTTCAATGGGACGGTGACACGCTGGTTCTTCCCTATGGTTGTCTGAATGATGTGTTGGCGATGGACGATTGTCACATGAAGGTCAATCTTCCCACACCGACCGAGGTGGACTTCGGTTGTACCATTCCGCTCTATGACTACCAAGTGGAAGCCAAGGAAGCCCTGATAACTGCCTACTATGGTATTCTTCAAGCCCCTGCGGGGTGCGGTAAGACACAGATCGGAATTGCTGTTGCGGCAGATACAGGTCGAAGGACACTCTGGCTGACTCATACACGGGATTTGCTCGTACAGAGCAAAAGCCGAGCGGAGCAGTACATGAGTCCTTCTCTGACTGGCACGATCACCGAAGGTAGGGTTCAAATCGGTAAGGCAATCACCTTCGCAACGGTACAGACCATGTGCAACCTCGATCTGAGTCAATACCGTGATGTTTGGGATTGTATCATCGTGGACGAGTGTCACCGTGTAGCCGGAACCCCAACCGCTATGACGCAATTCTCAAAGGTGCTGAACGCTCTGGCAGCTCGACACAAGTATGGCCTGTCCGCTACGGTTCATCGAGCAGACGGTATGATTGCCGCCACCTACGCTCTGCTGGGTGGGATTGCCTATCAAGTGCCGGAGGAAGCGGTGAAAGACAAGATCATGACCGTCAGCGTTCTACCCCGTGCCACACATCAAGGACTCAGCCGAGAGTTCTTGGACACGGACGGTACGATCATTTACGCTAAGTTGGTCAATTTCCTTGCTGACCGTTATCCTCGAAATGACCTGATTGCCGCTGATCTTGTGGCAAACCGAGATCACTACAATCTCATTCTCTCTGATCGGCTGACGCATTTGGAAATCCTGATGAATAGGCTTCCGCCCGACCTGAGAAAACAGGCAGTCATGATTGATGGGAAGATGACCACGAAGAAAGCCAAAGCTCTCCGAGAACAGGCCATTGAGGAAATGCGACAGGGGCGCAAGCGGTATTTGTTCGCCACTTACTCTCTGGCGAAAGAGGGGCTGGACATTCCCCGGCTCGATCGGCTGTACCTGACTACGCCGCAGAAAGATTACGCTGTAATAACTCAGAGCATTGGTCGTATCGCTCGTACTTTCGAGGGAAAGGGGGAACCTATCGCCTACGATTATGTGGACGATGGTATCCAGTACCTCGTGAGAAGTTACAAGAAGCGGTGTACCACCTACCGGAAAGCGGGGTGCAAGTTTATTGACGGAGAGAACTGATATAAAGGTTCTCGTTGCCTGCGAGGAAAGTCAAGCTGTCTGTATTGCATTTCGGCGTTTGGGGTATAAAGCCTACTCCTGTGACATTCAGGAGTGTTCAGGTGGACACCCGGAATGGCACATTAAAGTGGACGCTCTATTGTTACTTGGACGGTATCTGGTTTTCAAAACCGAAGACGGAAAAGCTCATTATGTTGAGCGGTGGGATTTGATAATTGCTCACCCGCCTTGCACTTTCATGAGTAATGCGGGAGCGTGTCGAATGTATCCCCGTAAGGGTCAAATTGATAAAGCTCGATTCCAAAAGGCGATGGAAGCCAAAGCGTTTTTCCTTCGATTTCTAAATGCTGACTGTGATCGAGTGGCTATTGAGAACCCCCGACCTCTCAAAATCGTTGAATTGCCAAAAGAAGATCAGCGAATACAACCCTATCAATTTGGAGACCCGTGGAGCAAACTCACCTATCTTTGGCTGAAAAATCTTCCGCCATTGGTTTACACCAATGTTCTTGCAGAATGGAAGCCCTTTGTTCCTGCCGGAACAGGCCGCAAGGCGGGAGGGGACAGCTACGGAGCAAGGATACCCCACAATTCCAAAGCCCGTTCAAAAACATTCCCCGGTATTGCGGACGCTATGGCGCAACAATGGGGCGCAGTATTAGGAGGTGATACCGCTGAACCTTGAACCTTTCATTTTCGACTGCGAGGTGTTTGCCTACGATTGGCTTTTTGTTTTCAAAAACAAGGTCACGGGGGAATATACCGAGATTTGGAATGACAATGAAGCGGTCGAACAGTTCATGACCCAAGAACCCCTGTTGGCAGGGTTCAACAATAAGCATTATGACCAATTCATTCTGAAAGCGGTTCTCTCAGGTTTCACGCCGGAGGAAATCAAGGCGGTCAACGATTTCATCATCGTTGGTGGTCACGAGGGCTGGGAGTACGCCCCTCTCCGTGACTGCGGGATTTTCTTCGATCAATATGACCTGATGGACGATTGCCAGATGGGGTTGTCCTTGAAAGCAATCGAAGCGCACCTCGGAATGGACATTCGTGAAACCACCGTTCCGTTTAACATCGACCGCCCTCTCACCGAGGAAGAAAAGCAGGAGGTTTCCTTCTACTGCCGCCATGATGTTGACGCAACCGACAGGTTGGACGATCTTCGTCAAGGCTATCTGTCCAGTAAGCTCACGCTGGGACATGAGAAGGGGTTATATCCTGCGAAAGCTCTCTACATGACTAACGCCAAGCTGACCGCTGCTTACCTTGACGCAGAGCAAAAACCGCACTATGACGAGCGGGAATATCAGTATCCGCCGAAGCTGCTTCGTCAGTATATTCCGCAGGAAGTGTTCGACTTCTTCGAACGGTTGAAGGACAAGAGTATTCCTGACGAAGTGGTGTTCAAGGAAAAGCTCGATCTGATGGTGGGCGGCTGTCCTTGCACCATCGCCTACGGTGGTATTCACGGGGCTATCCCGTGTTACCGAGAGGAAGCCACGGAAACTCGTACTATCCGCAACAAAGATGTTGCAAGCTACTATCCGCACCAGATGACCTTGAACGGTTATTGTAGCCGAAATATTCCCTCTCCCGATGTGTATGCCGCCACCATTGAGCGGCGTGTTAAGGCGAAGAGGGCTGGTGATAAGGCTACGGCAAACGCTTTGAAGTTGGTGCTGAACACCACCTACGGCGCTATGTTGAACCGTTACAACGACCTGTATGACCCGCTCATGGGGCGCTCGGTCTGTATCTCAGGCCAGTTGCAGTTGCTCGAAATGGCGGAACATCTTGTTCAGGACTGCCCCACCTTGAAGATTATTCAGCTCAACACCGATGGTATCATGGTCAGCCTTGATGACTGCGATGTTCCTATGTATCAGGAAATCACGCAGGAATGGCAGGACAGAACCGGCTTTGAGTTAGAGGAAGACCTTATCAAGATGATCTGTCAGAAAGATGTGAACAATTATGTCGAGGTTCCCTTTGAGGGCGACCCCAAAATCAAGGGTGGCGTTCTCGTTCGTGGAATTGCCCCGGCAGGAGCGTTCAACATCAACAACAATGCCTGCGTGGTTGCCAAGGCCGTCAAGGATTATCTGGCCTACGGTATTCCGGTCGAAGACACCATCATGAGTTGTGACCGTCTGCTGGACTTCCAGTTGGTCGCCAAGGCCGGGAGTAAGTATGGTGACGCTCTCCATGAGGTAGACGGTCAGATGGAGGTCGTACAGAAGGTCAACCGAGTCTACGCTACGGAAGATCATCGGTGCGGAACCCTCTACAAAATCCACCTTGGCACTGGCAATCCCGTCAAGATTGCTGGACTCCCTGCAAAATGTGTCGTAGACAACGACAATCACCTGACGATTGATGTAGTTGACCGTGACTGGTATATCCGGCTGGCACGGCGTTATGTCCGAGATTTTCTCGGAGAGAAGCCGCCCAAGCGAAATACTCGCAGAGTCAATTCCATCAAGAAAAAATTATTAGAAATGTTGGAGGTATAAATATGGCTACTACCAAGAAAGCCGCTGAAACTGCGGCGGTGGATTATTCCACCATGAATGTATTCCAGAAGTTACAGCTTGCCCGTGTGCGCTTCCTCGAAGCTGGTGTGGACAAGAGCGGCAAGCACATGAAGCTCGAATATAAGTATTTCGAGTTGGCGGACATTGTTCCCAAGGCCGAACAGATTTTCCTCGAAATCGGTTTGATGATGGTTCCGTCTATGTACGGCGACAAGGCGACCGCTCGTGTCTACAATGTCAATGACCGTGAGGACTACATTGACTTCGTGGCACCGTACACCCCCATCGCTCCTATCATGTCCAACGCTGGCAATCAGGTCACAAACGAAATGCAGGCGACCGGCAGCTCTATCACCTATATTCGCCGCTACCTGTGGCAGCTCGTTTTGGACATTGTGGAGCATGACAGTATCGACAGCGGCGAGTTTGACACGACTCCCGCCCCTTCCCCCACCGTCACGAAGAAGCCCCCTGTGACCACTGAACAGCGTCAGGAGATCAAGAAGGAACTGACCGGCGCTCCTGCTGGTGCGGCTACCGAGGAACAGGTCGGTACGCTGAAAAGTCTGCTGAAAAAGCTCATGGATATTGACGCAGAGCAGGAACAGTTCGTGCAGACCATCGCTATGAAGACCGAGGGCTTCTCCAAGATCGAAGCCGACAAGTGTGACGCTCTGATCGAGGGCGTGAACAATATGCTGGCTGGCTACGAAATGAAAACGGCGAAGGAGGGCTAAGGCATGATTGAAATTGATTGTCGCAAGTGCGTCAATGCAGACTTGGAAGCGGATTGCTGTAAGCTCTACGGTAACGACCCTGATACTGCTGTTCGGGAATGTGCCGCTGACGAATTTGTGAATTATAAGGAGGTAAACAAAAATGGAATGGCTTGACGGCAACAAAATCCAGATTATCCCCCCCAAGCGTCCGAAGAAGCTGACAGGTACTCGCTTCGCCACTATCCTCGGTCTGAACCCGTGGTCTACACCGTTCGAGATTTGGTGTGAAGTGACCCGCACCTATCAGAAGCCGTTCGAGGACACGATCTACACCATCGCCGGTAAGACCATCGAGCCTAAGCAGGCTGAGTACATGAAGCAGACCTACTTCATGAGCAATCTGGTCACACCGACCGACATTTGGGGCAAAGACTACTTCCGTCAGACCTACGGTGACTTCTTTAGGGAAAGCCCCGTTCTCGGCGGTATGTGGGACTACTTGCTCTATGGCAAAGATGGCAAGCCCACCACCGTCCTCGAAATGAAGACTTCCAAGCGTGTCGAGGACTGGAAGGACGATATTCCTGAGTATTACGCTTTGCAGGCGGCGTTGTACGCTTACCTTCTCGGCGTGGACGAGGTTATCATGGTCGCTTCTTTCCTCGAACCCAAGGATTACGACAATCCTGAGAAGTTTGTGTGTAGCGGTGAGAATACCATCACTCGTCCCTTCAAGGTGTCTGAGCGGTATCCTGACTTCGAGAAGAAGTATGTGAAGCCAGCCCTGAAATGGTGGAAGGACTATGTGGAGAGCGGCATTTCCCCCGCCTTTGACGAGCGCAAGGACGCTGAAATCCTGAAAGCTCTCCGTACCAACAACCTGTCTCCTGAAACGGATATGGCGGCGCTGGTCAAGGAAGCCGAAGACCTGAAAGCCAAGCTGGACGCTCACGCCGCTGATGTGGCTGAGGACGAGAAGCGGTACAAGGTCTTGACCGACATGATTAAGAAAGCCGCAATCGCTCAGTTCCGTGACGGCGACAAGAAGGTGTCCATCGCTGGCTCTGCCTATAATTGGGAAGTCAGCCGTACTTCCACAACGAAGATCGACAAGGACGCTATGAAAGCGGACGGTATTCTGGCGAAGTACACGACCACCGAGGACAGCTACCGCATTTCCCTGAAAGCCTTGAAAGAAGGTGCGTGAAGTGGCGCAGAGTATGCAGAGATTGAGCAAAGATGATTTGCTCAAACTTCTCGACCAGTATGCCAATGACGATTTTGTTGGGGTTTTGTTCACAGCAGCTCGTGATATTCACTCCGACCAGTCCACCATCTTCGTATTCTATGACAAAGTAACGGAGGTTTAATTATGAAATTTTCCAAGTTCGTGAAGTCCCTCGCCCCTGATGGCGGCGCTATCTACGAGTACATGGACGAACGCTGGCTTGCTTCCCCGTCCGTACTTATGCTCATTCCCGATGGTATCCGCAGCGTGACCGGGTACAGCAACGAGAAAATGCCTGACGGCATTGGTCGCCTGATTTCTCAGGTTGGTTGCACCGAGTACGCCACGCTGGTCAAGGCAATCATGCCTGAGCCGGACGGCGCAATCAAGGATTGTGTCCGTATCTTCGCCACGCAGAATAGCACCATGACCCTTCCTATCACCAATGATGACTGGTCGCTGATCGAGAAGTCTGACTTCTGCGAAATTCTGTACGCTTACGATCTGGAAAGCGATAAGAGCGTACCGAAAGCCCTGCTGGTCAAGCAGTACGCCAAGTACCCCGATGATGAAGACCAGTTGGTAGGTATCATCTTCCCCTGCGAGTATGCAGAACAGCTCAATTTCCACACCATAAAAGAAGTATGAGCGTTTGTGGTGGTTGCCCCATCTATTACAATGAATATTTCGGTGTTTATTGTGGAGGTGGGTGCTTAGGTCAAAGCGCTTGTGCCGAAAACCTAATAACTCTCGTTGCTAATATAGCAGACACTATTACAAGATCAAGAAAGGACGATAAAACAATGGCTAAAATCGGACTCACCGAGGGTTTCACCCTCATTCCCGAAGGTACTCATGTCTTTCAGATTACCGATGTGAAGTACAAGGAAGACTTCGGCAAGCTGGAAGTCTATATGCAGACACAGACCGGCAGTAAGCACATCGAGCGCTTCTCTCTGCTGAAATCTGATGGCTCTCCCAACGAGGGTGCATACAACGCTTTCAGCTACTTCGCCAAGACTGCCCTCGGCAATTTCGACCTGACAGAGATCGACCACACTGACCTGATTGGTCATTTCATCGAGTGCGATGTGGAACATGATGTTCAGGAGAATAAGAAGAAGCCCGGACAGAGCATTACCTTCGTCCGTCTGGCCGATAAGCGCCCCTCTGAGGGCTGGGGCGGCGCTGGCAATACGGTTACTACCCCCGCTGCTAAAACCGCTCCTGCGGCTTCTCAGGCCGCTCCTAAGACCCCGATGGATTTGGCAGCTCTCCTTGGCTGATACCGAGTGCGAGGGAGGGCTAATTTGAAAGGCTCTCCCTCGCCAATGGTATGTTGAAAACTATGTTGAAAGTGAGGATAAGCTACAATGGCAGAAGCCTATATTTGTTCGCTCTCCAAGGTTCAGCGTCATGCTGAAATCTGCAAAGAGATCAACAAGCTCTATGAGCGCAAGAACCATGACTACGGTGACAGCTTTCACCAGACCTTTGTTGAAGAAGGAATGGCGATGGCTCGTATCCGGTTGGGAGATAAGTTCAGCCGCTTTAAAACCCTCTCCCGTGGCGGTGAGCAGAAGGTCAATGACGAGTCTATCCGAGACACCCTGATTGACCTCGCCAACTACGCCATTATGACGGTGCTGGAAATGGAGGTCGCTGATGACACTGAATGAATATCAGGTACTCGCCTATCGAACGACCAACCATGAGCTGACCAATCAAGGTCTTATCGAAAATGGGGTCATGGGTCTATGTGGCGAAGCGGGTGAGTGTATCGACCTCGTGAAAAAATCCTTGTTTCAGGGTCACGACCTTGACCGTGAAAAACTCATTGACGAGCTGGGTGATGTTCTCTGGTACGCCGCACAGTTGGCAACCGGCTTAGATGTGGGCTTAGATGTTGTTGCACAGTACAACATCAATAAGCTCAAAGAGCGTTACCCTGACGGGTTCGACAGCGAAAAGAGTATTCACAGAAAGGAGTACGAAAATGTCTGACTGCTTCTCCAAGTCCGAAGTGACCGATTTTCTGAACTTCATGAAGCTGCCTGACGGAACCTCTGTTGTTTCCGATGACATGATGGAGTACCTGATGGCCTACGGCTTCTTTACTGCCCCTGCTTCCACCAAGTACCACGGCAATTACGAGGGCGGTCTTCTGAACCACTCCCGCATGGTCACGGAGTACCTTTTGGCGCTCACTCAGGCCAATCATCTGATCTGGCGCAAGGCTCGTTCTCCCTTCATCGTGGGTATGTTCCATGACCTGTGTAAGATCGACCAGTACCGCCATTCGGTAACAGGCCACATTGAAGAATTTAATGGTGGAAGCACACCAATCTATGACGAACAGGCATGGGAGTACAACCCCGACACCCTTCTGAAAGGCCACGGCGATAAGTCCGTCATGCTTCTCTCTCAGTTCTACACACTGACTGATGAAGAAATCATGTGTATCCGCTATCACATGGGTGCTTTCACCGATAAGTCCGAGTGGAACGATTACACCAGAGCCGTCCGCCAGTATCCGAATGTGCTGTGGACGCACCAAGCCGATATGCTGGCAAGCCATGTTGCGGGGGTGTGAAGTATGTATATTCCAACGGTTTCTTTTGATTTCGATGGCGTAATTCATTCCTACCGAAGCGGGTGGAAGGGTGCCGCTGTTATCCCCGACCCTCCCGTAGAAGGGATTAAAGAGGTCATTGAACAACTCATAAGCGATGGTTTATGTGTGGTCATCTGTTCTTCTCGTGCGGAGTCCTTTGAAGGACAGGCGGCGATTGCTGAATGGCTGAAACACTACGGGTTCCCGATGGTGCAAATTCAAGCGAGAAAAGTTCCCTCCATCGTTCATGTCGATGACCGTACAATCTGTTTCGATGGCAGAGCAAACCACCTCTACGAACAGATTATCAACTTTAAGCCTTGGTATGAAAGGGAGGGAATGTGATGGGAAATGTTAATTGCCTGCGTTGCCACTTTAGGCATGAGGATAACGGGAACTGTACTGCGGTCGGCGGGTTCTGCACGGCGGTCCAGGCGGCGCACTGCCCGCTGCTGCGTCAGTATTTAGACACGGGCATGACGCCAGAAGCGTTTCAATCTTTTGTTGTGTTTTTTCAGGATTTAATTGGAAACCAAAAAGCCAGTGAGGCACTGGACAGGTTCCGCCAGTTGGTAAAAGCCGACAGAGACGGGCGGCTGGTGGTACCGCCGTGCAAGGCGGGAGATACGTTGTATGAGGTTACAAGTCGAAAAACCATAAGCGAATACCGAGTAAAGGCAATTCGCGTGGAATTGTTTTGTACATTCATTGAATGGGATATTGTAGCCGGGTTTGTTGATAAATCCATTTTCGGCGTACCGGTTGATGAAATCGGCAAGACTGTGTTTCTCACCCGCGAAGAGGCGGGGAAAGCATTGGAGGAGATGAAGGATGGCAACGGTTAAGTGTGCGTTTGGCAAGAGAGGGCGTCCGTCCCACGAATGGAACGACGGCAAGAAAGACCGTATCTACTGCCTCGGATGGGTTGACCCCATGACGGATGCCCATTTGCCGGAGTGCGTAGTTTGCCCTGATTTCGTGGACAAGGCACAGGATGACTTAGAAGCGTTTTATGGGAGGGCTGACCATGGCTGAATACATTAAACGGGAAACTGCCGTAAGAGCGGTGATGGCGGCGAAATGGGTGGACGGTTCCGACGGTGCCATGGCAATGGAGATTGTTGCCTCGCCAGCAGCCGCCGACGTGGCCCCAATCGAAGCACTGGAACGCCTGCGGGACGAGATGTGCGCGCAGGACCTAATCACCATGGAGGGGCTGAGAAAGCTGAACACATTGATTTGGAAATACACAACGGTGCATGACGGAGGTGCTGGCAATGGCTGAATACATTAAACGGGAAACGGCGGTGAAAGCTGCGAATGAGTGGGTAAGCGAGGCGTGCATGGCGCCCGTGATGCGGGTAAGCCGGTTGCTTGATAAATTGCAAAAAGTGCCCGCTTCCGACGTGGCCCCGGTGGTGCATGCACAGTGGATTGAAGATGGGAGCGGAATTATTATCTGCCCAGAGTGCAAACGGGGATATAATCTGATCGCTAAATATACCCACTATTGCCCTAACTGCGGTGCGAAAATGGACGGAGGTGCTGGCAATGGCTGAATACATTGGACGGGACGCCGCAATCGAGGCTGCGAAACACGCATGGGCAAAGGGGCTTGAGCCGTCACAGTATATTGAGGTTCTGCCATCTGCCGACGTGGCCCCGGTGGTGCGGTGCGAGGACTGTGTACACTGGGATGATGACCCCGATACTTATGGGGCAGATGACGGCCCGAAAGGCAAATGTATGAAATCATTTGAAACGATGTGCGCAGATGACTTTTGCAGCCACGGCGAGCGCAGGGAGGGCACCGATGGGTAAGACATCAGGGATGCAGCGGTACGCGGAGCAGTACGCACAGGCAAAGGTTGAGGCGACCCAGCGGATGATCTCGCAGTACATGATCGACACCCTGCAAATGACGCTCCACCAGACGGAGGGCTGGGGGTATGAGCGCATCATGCGGCTGACGGAGGCATGGGAGCAGACCCAAAAGGAGTACACGCCCGCCCTCAACTCCGGTGACCCGGCAGCGGACGTGATGCAGGAACACATGGACAGGGTGATGGCGCAAATTATTGGCGGAAAGCGGGAGCTGCTTCCATTTACGGAGCGCTACCCGGAGCTGAGGAAAGTCAGATACGGAGGGGTGAGTAATCTAAATGGGAAAACGAAAGGATGAGATAAATTGTTATGATACAGCCGAGCAAATAAAGGCTTGCCTTGAATGCAAAAAAGCGGAGTGCACAGACTGCATTTTTGCGCAAAAGCATTATGATGCAGAAAGAAAGCGATTAGAAAGAAGAAAGTTGAAAAAAGCGGCTGCTAAAGCAGGAAAACAGTAAATATAGGTTTGCGATTGTGCAAATAAATATGAGAAAATGGAGATGTAGGGGAAGCCACCAACCTACACCTCCATTTTTCATCCTTTCCTCCTGACCCCGGCGGAGTGCCGGGGACTATATGCCGCACGCTTGATGCACCCCACTAATCAGGGGCGGCGGGTCGCACCCGCCATGCGACAGGACCCCTCGCACCTCTCAACGATGTGGCCCAGAGGGGACATTTGCAGACGGAAGCTGGGCGGGAACAGCTCCGGGCAGAGTTTCGGGTTCGTGGGTTCAAATCCTACCGTCTGCGCCAAAACGAAAAACCGCTGCTGAAAGTGCGGCTGCGTACCATGTTTGGCTCGTGGAGAGCCGGACACGCAAGATGTGTATGCCCTTTGGGGCGGGTAAAGTCTGCTATGTAAGGCCAAGGGGTGGGGGCTGGTAGCAAAACGAAAGGGAGTGAGCGCATGGCTGGCGGAGCGCCAAGAAAATGGAAAAGCGTAAAGGCAATGCAGGAAGCCATTGACGCTTACTTTGAAGCGTGCAAAGGGGAGCCGATCATCGGAGAAGACGGATTACCCATGTGCGATAAGTATGGGCAGCCGATCATCATCAACGGCAAACCGCCGACGGTCACGGGGCTGGCGCTGTCGCTTGGGTTTACCGGGCGGAAGCAGCTCATCGATTATCAGGGGCGGGAGGAGTTTTGTAACACGATTACGCGAGCAAAGGCGCGTTGCGAAGAGTACGCCGAATCCAGGTTGTATGATAGAGACGGTGCCAACGGCGCGAAATTCTCGCTTGGCTGCAATTTCGGCTGGCGTGAAGTAAGCGAGACGAAAATCAGCACTGACCCCGTAAAGGTAGTTATTGATGTCTGAAATCCGGCTGTCAGAAAAGATAGGCCCTGCATTTTATGGCGTAGCGCGGGACGTTTTTCAACACGGTCATACACATTACGATGAGAGCGGGGGGCGTGGGTCCCTCAAATCCTCGTTTGTGTCAATCATTGTGCCGCTGCTGTTAATCCGCAATCCCGGAACTCATGCGCTGGTGCTGCGTAAGGTGGCAAATACCATCCGTGACAGTGTGTACGCACAATATATGTGGGCCATTGGCGAATTGGGTATGACTGCGTTTTGGGAAGCCAAGGTGTCCCCCATGGAACTGATATACAAGCCTACCGGGCAAAAAATAATGTTTCGGGGTGCTGATGACCCAATGAAGATTAAGTCCATCAAAGTCCCGTTTGGCTATATTGCCGTGACACACTTTGAGGAAAAAGACCAGTTTGCGGGGCGGGCGGAGATACGTACTATCTTGCAGTCTACCATGCGCGGCGGGGACAAGTATTGGAATTTTGAAAGCTACAACCCACCGATAAGCCGTGATAACTGGGCCAACAAAGACAGCTTGGAAGAACGCGCTGACCGTCTGTGCCACAAGTCAACGTATCTGCAAGCTCCTCCTGAATGGCTGGGGCAGCAGTTCCTCGATGAAGCAGAATACCTCAAAAAGACAGATGAACGAGCGTATCAGCATGAATACCTTGGCATTCCGGTAGGCACTGGCGGCAATGTGTTTGAAAACCTCGAATTGCGGGAAATCACTGACAATGAAATTTCGCATTTTGACCGCATTTATCAGGGTGTTGACTGGGGCTGGTATCCTGACCCCTTTGCTTTTATCCGGCTGCATTATGACAGCGCACGCGAAACGATTTTTTTGATTGACGAAATATATCAAAACAAACTCACAAACGAAGCAAGCGGAAGTATGATTAAAAGTCGCAATTATATGGACGCATATATCACTTGTGACAGTGCGGAGCCAAAAAGCACAGCAGATTACCGCGCAATGGGGTTGTCAGCAAAAGAGGCCGTTAAAGGCCCCGGTTCCGTTGACTACGGGATGAAGTGGTTGCAGCGGCGGAAAATTGTTATTGACCGTAAGCGAACGCCAAACGCATATAACGAATTTGTAAATTACGAATACGAGCGAAACAAAGATGGGGACATCATAAGCGGCTATCCTGACGCAAATAATCATTTGATTGATGCTACAAGGTACGCTTTGGAGCGAATTTCCCGTCGGATGGGAGTTATCGCATGAGCAATGCAATCATTCAGAAACTAAATCAGTTGGGCTATGCTACAATCCCCGAAGCGTTTTACAGCAAGGTAGCGGAGTGGAAAAGCTGGTATCAGGGAAATGTGAAAGGGTTTCACAATTACCGCGTTCGCAATGGTGAGAGCATGGTCAACTGCAAGCGTTATTCCCTTGGCATGGGGAAAAAGCTATGCGAAGATTGGGCTAACTTGCTCATGAACGAGAAAGTGCAAATCACGCTGGAGGGGAAGAACGAACAGGCGTTTATTGACCGCGTTTTGACGGAAAACAATTTTACAGTCAAGGCTAATGAGATGCAGGAAATGAAGTCTGCTCTTGGCACAGTGGCGTATATCCCCCGTGTTGTGGGGCAAGAAGTCAACGAAAGCGGCGAAATCGTCCCCGGAAACGCCTCCGGTATTGTGCTGGACTATGTAACGATTGAAAACATTTACCCGCTGGCATGGCAGAACGGTTATATCAGCAAGTGCGCTTTTTCGTCTGTAGTGACGCGGAGTGGGCATGATTATTTGTACTTGCAAATTCACCATAAAGAGGATAGCGGCGAATACATCATTGAAAACCGCATTTATCGGTATGACAATGAGCAGCTTGCGGATGAAACCTTGACCAATGTTAAAGGCTTTGAGCGCATTCCGCCTGTTGTGCATACCGGCAGCGACAAGCGGCAGTTTGTGATTGACCGGCTGAATATTGCCAATAACTACGATTACTTGCTGCCAACTGGCATTTCCGTATATGCCAACGCTATTGACGTATTGCAGGGCGTAGACATTGCATACGATAGCTATGTCAATGAGTTTAAGCTCGGCAAAAAGCGCATTATGGTAAAACCGTCTGCGGCAAAGTATCTTGACGGACAACCTGTGTTTGACCCCGGCGATGTGGCATTTTACGTGCTGCCGGAAGATGTATCGGACGGAGCTGTTATAACGCCGATTGATATGACGTTGCGGACAGCGGAGCACAACACCGGCATTCAGGACCAGCTTAATATCCTTTCCAGCAAGTGTGGATTTGGCGAAACCTATTACCGCTTTGATGGTGGAAGCGTGGCAACGGCGACGCAGGTAATCAGCGAAAACAGCACCATGTTCCGTACCATCAAAAAGCATGAAGCGGTTTTAGAGCAGGCGCTAACAGAGCTTTGCCGGATTCTTCTGCGGCTTGGCAATACCGCAATGAATGCCGGGCTGGATGAAAACGTAGAAATCAGCATTGATTTTGATGATAGCATCATCGAAGATAAAGCGACTGACTTTTCCCGCGATATGCAGCTTTTGCAAGCGGGTATTATGAACGATTGGGAATTTAGAGCCAAATGGATGAACGAGGACGAGGAGACTGCAAAGGCGGCGCTGCCAAAGATGCAGGACATGGTAACGGAACAGCAACAGGAGGTGGAGTAATGGGCGGCAGAGGTGGAACCGGTGGCGGCATTGGGAGTCGAAACGCATCTTCTCCCGATTACAAAAACTCATACAATATCGAAATGGAGAACGCCCGTAGCTTTGAAGCTGCGTTTGCTATTGAAAGCGGCGCGACCAAAGAGACAACCGGCTATCAGATGTATGTCCACCAAGATGTTACCGGAAGAAGTCTGATTGCGGATACTCGCAAAGACATCGATGCACTAAAACGCGATTTGCGAGAGGCAAACCAAATGGGAAAGTCTTACGGTATGTCTCAAGCGTCCATTGATGGCATGAAAGCCGCATTGCGCGAGAAAATTTCTTTGCAGGAACGGGCGGTTACTGCTATGGAAGGCGCACGAGCAGAGTACGAAAGGTACAAACGGCAAGCGTCGGCAGGAAATGCAAAAGCAAAGAGGCGCGGCGGACAATGGATGTAAATGGAGAGATAATTCATGGGTGGACGCGGCGCAAGCAGCGGTATGAGCGTAAAGGGCAAGCCTTACGGTAGCGAGTTCAAGACGATTATCAAAGAGAGTAATATCAAGTTTGTCAAGGCGGTTGACGGTGCGCAGAAAACGCCAATGGAGACAATGACAAGTGGTCGCGTGTATGTAACGCTCAACAAAAGCGATAACATCAAAGCAATTACATACTACGACACTAAGAACAAGCGCATAAAACAAATAGATATTGACAGGCCGCATGATAAAGTTTCCCCGCATACCCACCACGGATATATACACAATGAAAACGACGGTGCAAAGGGATACGCGAATCTAACGCCAACCGAAAAGAAAATGGTTGAGCGAGTCAAAAAAATATGGTACAATCGGCGTAGCAAGTAGTGGTGTAATGGCAGCACACTTTGTTTGAGGAAGTTCCGGTTTGATTCCGGGCGCTTGCTATGCCGTAAGGTACAGGAATGTATCTTGCGGCATTTTTGTTTGCTGGGGGCTATATGATTAACTTTGAAAATCTCGACAAGTTCACATTCCACGGCGTTGGGAGGTACGATATTCCACAAATTGAGCCGGTCAAGGAGTACCCACAAGGCGAATTTATCCCGGTAAACTACCACTACGCGGAAAAGAATCCAGCGAGTAAGATTGTCCATTTCTTCGTGGATGATTACCAATTCATCCGCCATTGGAACACGCCGGATAAATACATCAAGAAGCTGTCGCAGTTTGCGGCGGTGTGCGCGCCGGACTTCTCCACTTACACAGATATGCCGCTGGCGATGCAGATATACAACCATTACCGCAAGCACTGGTTGGCGGCATACTGGCAAATGCACGGCATGACGGCATATCCCTCTATCTCATGGAGCGATGAGAGCAGTTACGATTGGTGCTTTGACGGTGAGCCTGTCGGCGGGGTGGTGGCTGTCAGTTCAGTAGGCACACAGAAAAACAAGGAAAGCAAGCGCCTTTTTCTGCGCGGCTACGAAGAAATGATGAAACGGCTATCGCCGGAATGGGTGATATTTTACGGCAAAGTGCCGGAAGAATGCGACTGGAACGTAATTAGGGTAAAACCACATTATGACGATATTGTGAAACGGAGGAAGGCTAAATGGGCGGACGCGGCGGAAGCGGACTTGGAACGTCAGTAAGAAACAGCAAAAAAAGCTCTGTTTTTGGGAGCGAAGCCCCGTTAAAAGTGGAAACGCGCTATATTGAAGGGCGCGGCTTTATGCGTGGCAGATATGATGACACGGTATTGCAAGCGGTTGACAAAGAGAATGGTGCTGTTGAGCTGGTTTATGCACAGGCGGACAGCTACAATAAAACCGCAAAGACCAACAAAACCAATTATGTCACGTATACGCTTGACCACGGTTTTGTAAATAGTTCTCCGCATAATATCAATTTTGAGAAAATCACCTCATTTTCCGGGCAAACTTACCAAGTAAAAGATGAGCTGAAAAAGCGCGGATATAAATTTAGAAACGGGTCATGGGTAAAAGAATAAAATATCCGTTTCAGCCAGCTTTGTTGGACGCTCTCCCTGAAGAATTGGCCGAACTGTATCGCAGCCTTGAAGATAACTTACTGACGGAGATATGTTCCCGGCTCAAATTGCGGGATGAGCTGAACGAAGTCACGGCGCAGGACATCCGGGCGCTGCGGTCGCATGGCATTGACCTAACAGAAATAACAAAGGCTATTAGCAAAACCACGGGAATTAGCAAACAAAAGCTAAATAAGCTGCTTGATGATGTGGTGGAGCGTAACCAGAAGTATTATACAGAGGTCATTGACCTTGCACACGTTACGCAGCCGGAAACGCTGGTAGACGCGGCTACAATAGCGGCTATTAAGGCACAGACACTTGATACGCTGCACAATTTAACCGCGTCTATGGGCTTTCTGGTAGACGCTGGGCAGACAATGCTCCCGCCCGCCAAAGCGTATCAGTGGGCGTTAGATAACGCGGCCATGCAGATTGAGAGCGGCGCAATAAACTACAATCAGGCCATATCAAGTGCCGTTAGACAGCTTGCAGATAGCGGGATAAAGGTAGTCGATTACGAGAGCGGAGCGCGCAGCAACATTGATACAGCCGTTCGCAGGGCCGTGATGACGGGGGTAAACCAGCTCAACCGTGAATATTCCCGGCAATCAATGGACTTTTTGCAAACTGACCTTGTTTTAGTTTCTGCTCACGCGGGGGCAAGAGACATTGATGGGCCAAAAGGCTTTGAAAACCACAAGAAATTTCAAGGCAAGATTTATCGCTGGGCGGAGTTTACAAAGAAATGTCCCAATGCCTCAAAAAAAGAATACCCGGACTTTGAAAAATCGTGCGGCATTGGCGATGTGCAAGGTATCTTAGGTGCAAACTGTCGGCATACATGGTCCCCATTTGTGGAAGATGTTATGGAGCCGACATACACGGAAGAACAGCTTGCTCATATTGATGATGGGCTGGGCTGTACATTTGACGGAAAGACATACACGGCATACGAAGCCACTCAGATGCAGCGTCGCGTAGAACGCCAAATCATCAAGCAGAAACGGCTTGTGAAAGCGTACAAAGCAAGCGGGCAGGAAGATGCGCGTATCACAGCAAACGCCAAATTACGCCGCCTGAACGCCAAATACAAGGCTTTCAGCAAGGCGGCTGGATTGCCAGAACAACGGGAAAGGACAAAGGTTCAGTATGATTGATGACAAGCTAAAAGCAGCAATCGAAAAGGCCCTTTCTGCCGGTTGCCGTGTACAGCTAAAGCAGATGAAAGACGGAAATGTAAAGGCGCAAATTATTGAGGCGAAAGACATAAAAAAGCAGAATTAGCCTTACTTTTAAGCCTTGATATGGTAAAATAATAGCAAGTAAATATTACACACAGCGCAATAGAGCGCGTGGAAGTGGCACGATGAGCCAACTACTGAGATTTTCTCGGTGGTTGGCTCTTTTATTTTGCCAAAACTTGCCGAGAGGCGTTAAACCGCTGGGCGACGGCCCAGAAAATAAACGGAGGTAAAAAGCATGAGCGAACCTACCCCTAATCCCAATCCAAACCCGGCTCCCGCGCCGGAGACTCCTCCTGCAAAGACCTTCACGCAGGAAGAAGTGGACGCCATGATTGGCAAACGGCTTGCAAAAGCAATGAAGGGCATTCCCAGCGAGGAAGAAATCACCGCATACCGCACATGGAAAGACAGCCAGCAGACCGAGCAAGAGCGTCAGGCGAAACGCGACAAAGAGTTTGCGGACAATAAAGCTGCCCTTACTGCCGCGCAGGCTGAAATCGAGCAAATGAAGCGCGACAAGTACGTTTTGAGCAAGGGACTGACCGGGGACGATGCGGAGTTTATCGCATTTAAGGCGCTGAAGATGGTGGATGACAAAACCACTTTTGAACAGGCCGTGGATAAGCTCACAGAAAACCGCCAAAAGGTCAAGTTTGATTGGTCTGCACCGGCAGGCGGCGGTGAAAAGAAATCTGACACAAATGCCGCGATGAATAGCCTCATTCGCGGCGCACTGAAGTAAAAAGGAGAGTTACAAATGGCAAGTTTGGACCGTACCGCACTTTCCGGCCTTATCCCGGAACCCGTAACCCGTGAGATCATGCAGGGCGCTATCGCTGAGTCTGCTGTTTTGCGGATGGGCCGCAGATTGGCAAATATGTCCAGCAAGACGCAGACCATTAACGTGCTTGATGCTCTGCCCTCTGCGTACTTTGTCAACGGCGAAGCCACCGACAGCGGCGCAAATGATGCGTTTAAGCAGACTACGAAGATGGCGTGGGACAAGAAGAAACTGTACGCCGAGGAAATCGCCGTTATTGTCCCCATTCCTGAAGCGGCTCTGGACGATGCAGATTATGACATCTGGGGCGAGGTTAAGCCCCGTCTGACCGAGGCATTCGGCAAGGTCATTGACGCGGCCATCCTGTTTGGCACCAATAAGCCCAGCACGTGGCGCACCGGCGTTGTGCCTGCTGCGGTTGCCGCTGGTAATGGCGTCCCCATTAGCTCCGATGTTTATAGCGACATCATGGGCGAGGGCGGCCTGATTGCCAAGGTTGAGCTGGACGGATTTAACCCCAACGGCGTTATGTCCGCTATCCAGATGCGCGGCAAGCTGCGTGGCCTGAAGGACACTACCGGCCAGCCCATTTTCAAGAGCGATATGCAGGGTGCTACCCGCTACGGCCTTGATGGCATGGATATGTACTTCCCCATGAACGGCGCATTTGACCCCACGCAGGCACAAATGATTGTCGGCGATTGGAGTCAGCTTGTTTATGCCATCCGGCAGGACATGACTTTCAAGATTTTCTCTGAGGGCGTCATTCAGGACCCGACTACCAAGGCCATTACCTACAACCTCATGCAGAACGATATGGTCGCGCTGCGTGCCGTTATGCGGTTGGGCTGGGAAATTGCAAACCCCATCAACGCTTACAACGCAGACAAGGCCAATCCGTTCCCGTTCTCCGTGTACGGCAAGGGCGGCGACATTTCCACCGTAACCATTACCCCCGCCACGGCAACGCTTGCAAAGGGCGAGACTCAGGCGTTTAAAGCGGCTGTTACCGGTGAGGGCATTATCAACGGTGAAGTCGAGTGGAGCCAGAACGGCACTAAGTCCACCATCACGGAAGATGGCGTGTTGACTGTTGACGCTGCCGAAACTAAGAGCAGCATTACCGTTACTGCCAAGTCTAAGCAGGACGGAACTAAGACCGGCACCGCAGCCGTTACGGTTTCCGACTGATAAAAGGAGCTGACTCGTATGACATACGCTGATTACGGATATTACTTCGGAACCTATATGGGGGCTGTGAGTGAAAAAGATTTTCCGCGTCTTGTTGTGCGGGCCAGCTCCTTTCTCAATTACTACACGCAGAACCGGGCGAAAGACAACGCCAATATGGATGAGGTCAAAATGTGCTGCTGTGCGCTGGTTGACAAATACGCGGTCATTGAAAAAGCAAACGAGCTGGCGAACAAGCGCCTTTCGGATGCGGCGGCAACGGACGCGGAGGTCAAAAGCGAAACGGTAGGCAGTTATTCCCGCACTCTTTCCACAGGCGGTGAAAGCGCCCTGTCTGCCTTGACTACCACGGACAGCGCAAGAAAGCTGCTGGCGGAAACGTGCAATGAATATCTTTCCTATACCGGTTTGCTTTACAGAGGAGGTTGCAGATGTACACCCCCCACACTGTAACGATTTACAACTCAGTTAGTGAGACCGACCCCACAACGTTTAAGCCCGTTGAAAATCTATACGTGACCATTCTTCGGGGCGTCATGCTGCAAGCGTCTAAAGCGGTCAATGTGCGGGAAAGCGGCTTAGAGGGTGCAGACGCGGTTGACCTATATATTCCGTTCTCTGTGGAAGCTGTGGACGGATTTACCGGCAAGCCAAAGACTTACGCAGGCCCGCAAGCGTTTTACAGCGCAGAAGATAAAACCGGGCTGTGGACGCTTTCAATCGATGGAAACGGCGGGACAACGTTTTTTGTGAAAGGCGAATTTGTCAGTGACAAAGAAAATACTGTGTTTTCACAGGACGATTGCTACACGGTCACAAAGGTTGACATGAAAGACTTTGGCAGCGCGGATATGCAGCATTGGCAAGTTGGGGGCGTCTAATATGGCCCTTAAATTCACTGTTCACACTGACGGAATAAAGGCCATTGGAGAGGCCGTTGCGAATAGTTGTAGCCGCGCAGAACACACGCTGGCTATGCAGGTAGAAAAGGACACAGCCCCGTTTGTACCCATGCTAACCGGGTCTTTAAGAGCACGTACAAGGGTCACGGGGAATGAAATCATTTATCCCGGTCCGTATGCCCGGTATTTGTACTACGGCAAGCTCTATGTTGACCCGCTTACAAAAAGCTCGTTTGCACGAAAAGGAGCGACAAAAGTTCCGGCAGTACCGGAAAAAGATTTGATTTTCCACAGACCCGGCACTTGCTCTCACTGGTTTGAGGCATCCAAGGCGCAAAACATTGAAAAGTGGCTGCGTGTAGCGGAAAAGGCGGTGAAACGTGAGCTTAAATAACAAACCCGTAACGCTGGCATCAAGCAGCGAAAAGGCAGACCTTGACCGCTTGATGATGATTTGGGCCAATCAATTCCCCGATTTGCCGGACGATATTGTGCTTATCAAGTACGAGTATTTTGCGGCAAAGACGGTAGGAATGGCCCTTTCTTCAGTAAAAGGCGCGACCATCACGAAAAAGTACATTTGCGGCGGATATCAAGCCGAATACTCCTTTGAAATCCATTACCAGATTTCGCCGCCCGGAACCAGTGATGATAAACGCCTGCAAGCGGTGGAGCTGCTGAACAAATTTGCAGATTGGGCGCAGACACAGCGCCCGGATATTGGCGAAAACAGGCGGGCAATCCGCATTGAAGCATCGGCATTTGCGTCATATTTGGGCGCAACGTCTGACCAATACGAGGACTACTATGTACCTCTAAAACTGACATACGAGGTGAATGTTTAAATGGCAGCAAAATATACAATCAAGGGCAATACCGGTGAGAGCGCAGCCCGTGACTTAATGATTGCGTATCTGAACACCGGCACGAGTTCCGCCCCTGTGTGGTCTCCTATGGGCCGTACAGTCGAAGACAGCTCCGTGGAATATGACTATTCTCAGGAGACCAAAACGGACATTTTGGGCGAGACCCATGTAACCGCAAAGACCCCCACCGCAACGCAGACGTTTTCCGGCAATAACCTGATTGCCGGTGATGCGGTCCTGAACCATATCCTTGATATGGCAATCGTGCGGCGCAGCATCTCCGAAGCGCTCAATCAGGACATCCTTATTGCACACTTGTATCTGACAGACACGGAGGGCAAGCCTTTTGCGGAGCGCTGGAAATCTTCTTCCGTGCTGCTGACCACCAACGGCGGCGCTGGCGGCGATATGCTGGCAAGTGATATTGAGGTCACATACGGCGGCGAGCGTGAGACCGGCACCATCAGCAAGGGCAGCGGCGGCGCAATCGAGTTTACGGCTGATACCTAAAAACAAAAGGGGCGGGCAAAGACCCGCCCCAATTTGGAGGAACTATGAAAGACCTTATTGTTGATACTGGCTTAGTTACTTACAACATCAACGGGAGCTGCCAGTTTTCGTTTAACCCGACCGACAGCGGCTTTGTGGAAAAGCTGTTTAACGCTTTCGATACCCTCGATAAGAAACAGGACGCATATAAGGCAGAGGTTGAAAAGACCGCCAATAAGCGGGAAGTGTTTGAAACGGCCCGCAAAATGGATGAGGAAATGCGCGACATCATCAATGACGTGTTCGGCTTTGATATCTGCACGGCCCTGTTTGGCGAAATGAACGTGTACGCGCTGGCGGACGGTCTGCCGGCGTGGGCGAACCTGATGCTCTCTATCATGGATGAAGTGGACACCACCTTTGCCCGCGAAAGCAAAGCAACCAATCCCCGCATTAGCAAGTACACTAAGAAGTATCACAAATGATTTTCGACCTGCCGACCTCTGTAGAGGTCAACGGAACGGAATACGAAATCCGCTCAGATTATCGGGACATCCTGACAATCTTTGAGGCCCTTTCTGACCCGAATTTGACGGAGCAGGACAAGGCTGAAGCAATGCTTGACATTTTTTACCCGGCCTTTTCAGAAATGCCGCAGAGCGATTATGAAGAAGCCATAAGGCAGTGCGTTAAGTTCATGAACTGCGGAGAAGAACAGCTGGCAGAGAAACGCGGGCCTAAGCTAATGGACTGGCATCAGGATTTCCCGTTGATTGTCGCGCCCATTAACCGGGTGCTAAACAAGGAAGTCCGCGCCGAAAAGGTGCATTGGTTTACGTTTATTTCAGCGTATCAGGAAATCGGGGAATGTACATTTTCTCAGGTTGTCAGCATTCGCAGTAAGAAAGCGAAGGGTAAAAAGCTGGATAAAGCGGAGCAAGAATTTTACAAGCAGAACCGCAATTTGATTGATTTTAAGAAGCAGTATTCCGCGCAGGACGAGGACATTATCAGCAAGTGGGTATAAAAAACCGCCCTCTTATGAGGGCGGCGGAGTTATGCAAGAACGTAATTTGAAATCATCCTTCCGATTTCGGCAATATCAACGTTGCCTTTGAACTCAAATGTTGCCGTAAAACCGCTGGAAAACATTAAAAACAGTTCAGCGTCAGGGACCATTTCCATAATGCCGGGGGTCTGAATTGCAAAGAACTGGACTTTTGAATATGGCAAAGAAGAAAATGATTTCTTTGTGCCGGTAATGCCTTGAACATCAATGGAAATGATGCGCTTGTTTGTAAAAACAAGCTGGTCCCGAATGGTTTTAAAGGCGCACACAATTTCTTCGCCGGATACGAGAAGCCCCGTAACTTCTGAACGAACGGCAGAAACATCAATCGGTTTTAAGTTCCAAACAGAGTTCTTGTTAAAGTTTATCATGATACACCCTCCCAAATTTAGTTTTATATTTTAGCAAAAGTAAGGCGGTGATTTTATGGCGGATGGCTCTCTTATTATTAAAGCCGAAATCGACGATAAAGAGGCCCAAACTGAATTAAACCGGCTGACTAAAAAAATCGATACGCTTAACGATAAAATCAGCGACAAGAAACAGCAGAGAATGCCGCTGGTGGAACAGTCAAAGCAGCTTGCCGCAAACCTTGACGCCGCAAAAGCAAAGCTCGCAGAAATGCAAAGCGGCAACGAATTTGTTTCATCTGCCGCATTAAAAGAGCAGGAGCAGACTGTAGCATCATTACAAAAGGAATGGGACGGTGTGCAAAAAAAGGTTGAGACCATGGACGCGTCCATTGCCAAAGATACCCGAAACCTTGAACGAATGAGCGATAGAGCGGGAGATTTGTCCGCACAATTAGCGGGCGCAACAGAAGAAACAAATAATATGTCTGATGCGGCTGAAGAAGCGGATAAGCGCATACAAAAATTCATTAACCGCATTAAGGGCCTTGCGCGGCGCGTGTTTGTGTTTACTTTAATCACAAAGGCGCTGCGGTCCCTGAAAGATTATGTTTGGAGCGCAATCCAGACCAATGATGAAGCAATGGCCTCCATTGCAAAGCTCAAAGGGGCGCTGCGGACACTTGCACAGCCTATTCTAAAATTGATTATACCAGCATTTACGCTGTTGGTCAACGTGATTACCCGCGTAGTTAATGCTGTATCTCAGCTTGTATCTATGATTTTCGGCACAACAGTTGAAGAAAGCGCACAAGCCGCCGAAAATCTATATGACGAGCAAAACGCATTAAAAGGTGTGGGCGGAGCGGCTAAAAAGGCAAGCAAGTCCCTTGCATCGTTTGATGAAATCAATAAAATCTCCGGCGATAATTCCGGGGGCGCAGGGTCAGCAGCTCCCAATTTTGCGTCAAGCATCAATGACCAACTCAGCGCGATTGTTTCGCTGTTTGCCGGTGCGGCGCTTTTGGCGCTGGGCGCAATCCTGACGTTTTCCGGCGTTAATATCCCGCTTGGCATTGGCTTAATGGCGCTGGGCGCATTGGCAATTTGGGGCGCAGTTACTACAAATTGGGAAGCAATCAAAGAGCTATTGCAAGGCTCGTTAGGCGCGGTTGTTGCGCTTGTATCGGGGGCGCTGCTTGTCATCGGTGCACTGCTTGTCTTCTCCGGGGCCAATATCCCGGTAGGTTTGGGTTTAATGATTGCCGGTGCGATTGGGTTAGCAACTGTAATCGCTGCAAATTGGGACACAATCAAGGCACTGCTGCAAGGCCCGCTTGGCGTATTAACGGCGCTGTTGAGTGTCGCGCTGCTTGAAATCGGCGTAATCCTGCTGTTTTCTGGCGCAAATATCGGCCTTGGCCTTGGCCTTATGGTTGTTGGTGCGCTTGGCATGGCGGCAACCATTGCGGCGAATTGGGACACAATTAAGTCACTGTTGGAAGGCCCCATTGGAGCAATTACCGCGCTAATATCCGGCGCACTGCTTGTGATTGGCGCAATCTTGACGTTTTCCGGGGCCAACATTGGACTTGGTATCGGTATGATAATTGTCGGCGCAATCGGCCTTGCAACGGCTGTAGCGGCAAACTGGAATACCGTACAAGAGCTAATGCGCGGCCCTATTGGCGCTGTGACAGCGTTTGTAAGCTCTGCGCTGCTTGTACTTGGTGCAATCCTGCTGTTTAGCGGAGCCGGTATTCCGTTGGGCCTTGGCCTGCTTTTGGCCGGTTCTGCCGGATTGGCCGTTGCAATCAAGCCAAACTGGAACGCAATGCTTGATGCACTGAAAACAAGCTGGGAGCAGATTAAAAATTGGTGGAGCAATTCTGTTCTGGGTGGTCTAAGCAGAGCAAAAGACACTATCCAGAATTGGGGAACCGGCATCATTGACAAGCTGAAAGATGTTCTCGGTATTCATTCCCCCTCCACCGAAACGGCGCAAATGGGCGATTACCTCATGCAAGGCATGGCAAACGGCATTACCGAAAGTCAGGGCCTTGTGCTTCAGGTGTTCCAAACGCTGCTTGACAGCCTCGATGTTTCGTTCAACACATGGCAGACAAATTTCCTGTTAGGCTTTTCGCAGTTCCGCACAACGTTTTCTGAGCTGTGGACGAATTTCTGGTCTCTCATGGGACGGACGTTCACAATCAAGTGGAACAATATCCTGACCACGTTGCAGCAGGGCGTGAACAATGCGATTGACGCGCTTAATGAGCTGGTAGACGCGGCAAACAGCCTTGCGGAGCTGACGGGGACATTTTATCACCATGTAGGCCACATCAATGTTCCCACAATCCCGCTGCCGAAGCTGGCTACCGGCGCAGTCATTCCCCCGAACAGGGAGTTCTTGGCGGTGCTGGGAGACCAAAAGCAGGGGACGAACATTGAGACGCCTCTCAGCACAATGGTTCAGGCGTTCCGTCAGGCGCTCTCTGAGGGTGGCTATGGCGGGCAGAGTGAAGCTGTATTGATGCTGGATGATGAGGCGCTGGGCCGCATTGTGTACCGCCTGAACAAGTCCGAAAGCAACCGTATTGGCGTCAATCTGGCGGAGGTGTAATGTGAGTTACATTAAACTGAATGGCAAGGTATTTGACGCCGATGTGGCAATCTCCAAATACAACCGATATTTTAACGTCCTTGACGGTGAAAATGCGGGGCGTGTGATGACCGGGCGAATGGTACGAGACGTTATAGGCTCGTACCTCGGTCATAAAATCACAGTGTTTCGGCGGGGGGATAACTACGCAGGGCTGGATGAATTTTGGGAGTACCTTTTCCAGCACAGTGTAGATGATTCCGTAATGTTGGAGGCGGCGGATGGACAGACCACGATTTCCTATGAGGCGTATTACACCAGCGCCTCGCAGGACATCGAAAAGGCTGAAGATGGTGTGAATTATTGGGGCGAAATCGAAGTGAATTTTATCCCCATGGACGCGCAAGTGAAGCCGTGAGGTGACGCATGGCAAAAACAAAAGTCATTTACCGCGATGTTGCGGTAGGCGCTGAAGAAAACGCCACAGTAGCGGCAACCGGCGCTATGTCGGAAAGCGTTCTGCAAAAGCTCCCTCCCGGCGTATCACCGGGCAAAATCATCACGCTGGAACATAACCGCTGGGCGTTGGACGGGACATTTGACCGATTTTTGGAAGAAAGCGTGATTGCGTTTTGGTCAACGGATATTTCCGGAGCAGATGGCACGTTTACAGCGAACCCGGTCATTACCATTACATTTTCCAAACAGTTTTCCAGCATGGGCGTCAGCCTCATCGGTGAAGAATCGACCGGCGAATATTGCTCTCAGGTCAAATTGCAATGGTATCAGGGGACAACGCTAAAAGCGGAGCAGGAATATCAGCCGAACGCGGTCAACTATTTTTGCTCTAAACGCGTGGAAAGCTATGACAAAATCGTGCTGACCATTGAAAAGACCTCTGTGCCGCTCCGCAGGGCAAAGCTGGACCGTATTGTGTTTGGTGTAACACGCACGTTTGGCATGAATGAGCTGCGGGCAGCGTCCATTACAAACCAGATGAACGAGGGCGCGATTGAGCTTCCGATTTCCACATTCAAATGGACATTGGACAGTTTGGAAGATGTGGATTACCTGTTCCAGCTCAAACAGCCGGTAGAAGTACAGAACAACGGTAAGACGCTGGGCGTGTACTACATTGACGGTAGCGACCGCAAGAGCGACCGGGTATACAAAATCGACTGCAAGGACGCTTTAGGCGTGCTGGATGATACGCCATTTTCTGGCGGTGCGTATCTATCCGGCATCAGCGCAAAGACGCTGCTGGAAACGCTCTGTGCGCCGTTTACGGTGGAATATGCAGACGGTGTAACGGGCGCAACGCTAAAGGGCGTTATCCAGTCCGGCACAAGCCGCTCCGCCATACAGCACGTCATTTTCGCATGGGGCGTGTGTCTTGCCACAGACGGTGGCGAGGTTATCCGGGTATTTAATCTTCCGTCTGCTGCGGAGACAATCCCGCAGGACAGGACATTTACCGGCGCAAGCGTCAAGACATCTTCCGTTGTGACCAAAGTTTCCGTTGTGGCGCACACTTACGCCGCAAGCAGCAGCGGGGACGTGGAAATCAACGGCCAGAAATACACCGACACTAAAACGGTGTACTCCGTGAGCAATCCCGATGTTATCGCCACGGACAAGGTTAATGTCAAGGAAATTAAAGACGCAACGTTGGTTTCAACAGACATCGGGCAAGCGGCGGCGCAGCGCGTCTATGACTATTACCAGCGCCGCGATGCAATCTCCGCAAAAATCGTTTATGACGGTGAAAAGCTGGGCGATTGCGTCAGCATTTACACCCCGTGGGGAACGCTGCTGACCGGGAACCTGAACAAAATGGACATCACGCTTTCCAACACCGTTGTCTACAAAGCGGAGGTCAAATCATGACGCGCTACGCCAACGGCTACACGGACGTGCGGAGCGGCGAGAGCTACGGGCGGAGCGCTGTGCCATCCCCCCGGCCGGGGTACGGCGAGGGCGGAGCCAAGGGAACCGGCGGCACAGCGGGCGCACGGCACCGGGAGAAGCAGTACCACGCGGACGGTAGCCCAGCGGGGAGCCGGTGGGTCATTGACGTGGAGCCGGGAGAGGGGACCAACGGGTCTAACGGCTCCGCCGGGTGCGTCATTGTGTATTACGATAAGTGAGGTCCGATTCGGACCACGGAGGGGCTATGGCTTTTGATTTTAGCACACTCATAACGGACCGGACGCTGGACGATGTAATGACCGGCACTGACAAGGGCTATTATAACGCCACAGACCTTAACCGTGTGGGTGAGGCCGTGGAGTCCATCGCGGGGCGGTTTACCGGCTACGGTTACGCCGTGGAGGTCAGCCCAAAGGCGGACTGGTCCAAATCGGACACGCCGACTGCAAGCCGGATGGAGACATACCGGCTCAATATCGCCAATCTGCGGGCAGTCATCGCCATAATGGCGTCCACGCCGAAGACGCCGGAAACCATGCGGTTTTTAGACTACCTCAAGGCCAACGACATTGAGCGCATTTTGCAGGACCTTAATACCCTTATTACCAACATGGAGCAGGCATGGTTTTTCTCCGGCGATCTGTACGCCGGAGAGACCTGAAAGGAGACAATATGCAAGACAGAGTACCACTTTACCCGGGGCGGGTGACGCTGACCCCGGTGGCCGGACAGGAAAACACCTTTGATATGGCCCGGGCGGACCAGCCCACGCAGGAGGGGACGCCGCTCAACAAGGCCACGCTGCTTAAGGACACCACGGCGGCCAAGTTTGGCAAGGACACCGGCGCCGTGCCGGATGAGGTGCTAAATGTACTGAGCAAGAGCGTATTGGAGGGCACCTATCCGGTTGTAGATGTGTACGCTGGGCAAAACTGGAAAAAGGGGACTGCGCCTAACGCCAGCGGGTCCGTGTGGCAGGAAATTGTGGTTGCAAACAACATCCTTTTTTCGTTCCCAATCAGCGGTACAACCGCAGTCATGTCAACAGACGGAAAAACATGGACAACATTTACAATCCCAACTGTATCGGGTGGTTATAGCTATGGTGGTAGACACAGAATTGTGTATGTGGGTAACACATATTATCTTCTGATTTCCATTACATCAAGCCCATACAAGGCAATTATTTATGCTACGCAAAATCTGTCTACATGGACTTTAAAGTGCACGCTATCGCTAACTAACATTGCGTACAACCTGTTTTACAGCAATTATCTGAGCAAATTTGTCCTTATCGACATATACGGCAAGGTGTATTTGAGCAGCGATACGGAAAATTGGGAAAGCACATACAGCCTTGGAACGTCAGCGTCAAGCCAGCCAACGTTTAACAATGGCATTGACGGTCCCGATGGCTTCTATATTGCGGTCCCCGTCTCCAAGAAAATTCAGGTCTTTAAACTCAAATCTGATAGTTTTGAAACGGTTTTTACGTCTGCGGACCTGTCAAATACACTTTCCGAAGTTGCTTTCGTAAAATTTAAAGGAAAATATTTTGTGTATTCTGTGTATGGCATAGCGCACAGCGAGGACCTAAAAGCGTGGCAGTTGTCCGATGCAAATTATCAATCGAGCAGCACAAATCCCACAACCATTACGCAGCAGCTTGCGTGCAGCGATGTCAATGTGCTCATTAAATTTGGCGCTGAGTCTCTTGTGAGCTTTGATGGACTTAATTTTAAACGCATTACGGATAACGTGTCATCGCAGCAGGGGAGCATGGCATACATTAACGGCGTTTTCTGTTTCCATTCGCAAGGTGCTCCGTCCGCAATCAGCCCCTATTACACCCCCGACACCACATTTAAGGACGAGCCGCGGCTTGTAGATGTGCTTGGGAATATGGTCAATATCCCTTTAAAGCAAATTGCGGGGGCAACGCAATGCGAGGTAGGGTCATATGTTGGGACAGGGTCCGGACTGACCAAAACAATTAAGTGCAGTTTCCTGCCTAAGCTTTTTGTTTTGATTGCTGAGAGCACCAACGCAGATATGCCGCTTTATGTCGCACCACTGCCGGACAGTAATGTGGAGTACAGTTTCCCGTGGGTGTATATCAATTCTTCTCAGACTGTTTCATCGTATGCCAATATGACCAAGGTTAAGAGGACTTCTGAGGGTGTTGAGCTTACGGCAAAAAACGGCGGATCAGGATATGTGCTTAACCATAGGGACGTTAAATATTATTACGTGTTTATCGGGTAATTGAGGAGGCCAAAATGCAAATCATTGAGATCAAAGCGCTGGAAAACGGCGCACACAACAACCAGACCTCCAGCGCAATTAAGGCTCCGCCTCCCGGCTGGGCGGAGATCCCGGCGGAAATGAAAATTCCGGAGACGTTTCCGTTTGTGGACATCGAGGTAGAGGAAAACGTGGTGACGAAGATGACCGCCGGGGTCGTGCCGGAGCCGGAGCCGGAGCCAACACCGGAGCCGACCCAGCTTGACCGCATCGAGGCGCAGAGCGCCTACACCGCCATGATGACCGGCACGCTGATGGAGGTGTGATATGCGGGAGAAAATCGCAAGATGGTACGCGCAGGGGCTTTGGACCGCCGACATGGTGCGCAGCGCCGTGGAAAAAGGCGTTATCACCGAGGCCGAGGCGGAGGAAATTTTGGGCGAGAAAAAGCCGGAGGTTTAATCCTCCGGCAGGACCCACAGATACAAATGAAACCGGTTGAATAATCAACCGAACAGTTGAAACCGGTTGAATAATCAACCGAACAGTTGAAACCGGTTGAATAATCAACCGTAAATTTGAAAGGGGTACATACCATGGAAAAGATCTACGAGAGCATCATCAACGAGGGCAAGAAGAACGGCGAGAGCATCGAGGTTATCAACACCAAGCTGAAGGAGGCCGGTGCCAACTTCCATTTAAACCCCGACGGTGGTATCGCCGGTTGGTCTGAGAAAGAAATGGCTGAGGGCTTCATCCCCGCAGAGACCGAGCCGGAGGACGTGAAGCATCTTTGTGACATCATGCGGTACAAGCCGGAGCTGGCGGGCCAGACCATGACCGTGACCGTTGCCGAGGGCCGCTATGAGGTGACCTACAACGCCAACGGAAACCCGGTAAAGGCCGTGCGGGTGAACCGCTGAAGCACTGCGCAGGGAGGGCAAAAGCTATGAACGCAGTACATATTAAAAATCTGATTCTGGCGGCGCTGGCAACAACCGGCTCCGTCATCGCGCAGGCTTTGGGCGGCTTGGATATGGCGCTGAAAGTGCTGATCTGCTTTATGGTGCTGGATTACGCCACGGGCTGGCTGGTGGCGGCGATCTGGCACAAGTCCGGGAAGAGCAGCACCGGGGCGCTGAGTTCCGATGCAGGCTTCAAGGGTCTTGCGAAGAAGTGCGTAGAACTGGCGCTTGTCTGGATGGGGGCGCTGTTAGACCAAGCTACATCCAGCGACTTTGTGAGAGACGCGGTTTGTATGTTCTTCATCGCCAATGAGGGATTGAGTATTTTAGAGAACACGGCCATTATGGGCGTTCCCTACCCGGCCTTTGTGAAGAATATGCTGGATGCCATCCGTCAGGCCAGCGATCAGGGGAAACAGAATACGGAGGCTCACACATGAGTACGAAAGCGGGCACTGTCCCGCTCTCCGACCTCCAATTTTTGAAGATCTATTTCAACCGGAAGCGTCTCCGCTCCACCACGGCCAACCTGAAGAAGATGCTGGCGGAGGCGGGCGGGGACGCTATCTGCAATGGTTCCATTTTCCTGCGGAACCAGACCCCGGCCTGCCACCTGAAATCGGACGGCAAGGTCTACAAGGCCCCCAATTACCGGGCGTGGGGCATCAGCTGGGACACCCCGGCGGACTTCGGCGTGAAAACCGTGCCCAACAGCGACGCAAACTACATGGAGTGCGTTCACCTCATCATCGACGGCAAGAAGATCAGCCCTATCCACTGCGGGGCGGACATGAAGTACAAAGCCCCGCGAACGGCCATCGGCACCAAGGATGGGCGGTTCGCCTACTACGTGAGCCGTGACCGGCGGACACCGGAACAGCTCCGTGACCTGCTGGCCGCGTCCGGCTGGGACAACGCCATTATGATGGACGGCGGCGGGTCTACCTGCTTCATGGGCAGGGACGGCAATGGCTTCACCGGGGATGGGCGGGTGATCCCGTTCTTCCTGGTGTGGAAAAAGAAAAGCGGGGACGCACACGAACCGGAAGGAGAGAAACCTATGGTAGAGATCAAC